TATGTATATTGGTGCCCAATATAGATAGGGCCAATTGCGGATAAATAATTCTCAGGATTTATTGCCTCTCTAGCTGCAACAACATTCCAATAAGGTAAGTATGGATACGGATACCCAGGGGCATCCCGTGCAATTAAAAATGTCGCAATACCAAGATCGATTGGTACTTGCCCACCAATGGGAGTAAATGGCCCAGCTTGCGTGGCATCTGAATATGGATACCAGTCTTCCGTGCCCTCAACTGCAAAGCTCACCGTTAGTTCAATTGTTCTTGTTGTCGTGGCACCATTTGTTGCTGCGGAATAAAGTCCTTGTGGGTTTAAGAATGTAAGTGTTATCTCCTGTGAGTTACCATCGGGAACACTTGCAGATCTAATTACTTGGTAATCATCAACCGAAGTTCCAGGGACACTTTGATTTCCGTTTATTGTTGCCCCAGTACTATCTTGTGTTACGTCACCCTTATAATAAGCAAATGTCGAACTAGTAGCATCGTCCCAAATACCTTCTGAGACATCTGGTTTGTGTAAATCTACTATTCTATAACTAGCGTCAATATACTCATTGAATAGCGTATCACCTATTCTCACCTCTTCTATATTCACAGGGCCTAAACCCATGTCGTAGATGCAGTGAAAATATTGTAGAGTCCCACCTACACCATCAGCAGCGAGTGAAGTATATGGATTGGCAGCGACAAAAGGGAAAAATCTATTTCTCCCGTATAGCTTCGGAACACCCCCAAACTTTTTTGTGACGTTTGCTTGTGATGTAATACTATATGTTTGACTTTGATCTAGCCCAGGTTGAATACCGATTGATAGTGTTTCTTGTGGAATAGGAAATAAAGCATCTGCTAACATCATACCAGCAAAGCTTCCGGCCATAGCAGCACCTGCGGCTATTGCAAAACCACCAGCAGTACCTGCCGCAAATGATGGCCCCATCATTCCAGTAAGCGCACCACCACCGTATGCAGCAGCTACTACTGCCAAGAGTGTAATACCTATTCTTGCATATGTTCTACCACTCCCACCCCTAGGTACTAGGGCAATCATAATATGCATCTCAGGAGTTTGAGTAATCATGGGCAGTGTTCCACGGGGAACAATATTCCCATTGACAAGAATTTCTAAACAATCTTTTAATCTATCATCAGGTAATTCTAGTGAAGTATAAAACCTATTTAATAAACAATCTAGATTTTCACCCACTTGAATTGGAAACTCTTTAATAGGCCCTTGGAAAGAGTTCATCCTTATTTTAACACTCATAACGATAATATCCTTCCACTCTTGTTTTCCAAAGTGATAATCTGTCAATCATACTTCCATTCTCTTTCATGGTGTGAAGAAATTTACCCTCACCCAAAAAAATACCAACATGTGCATTGTAACCTAGTAACCTAAGTAATAGTATATCGCCAAATTCGGGGGTGTCCACTTTTCTAAAGTTTTGCTTCTCAATTTCAATAAATGTAGAAGATGTTTCCGGTGTTAAACATCTCCCAACTTCACTACCTATTTCTAGATTAGTTTCTAGGACTCTTGAGTAAAATAGTTTTACTAACTCCCAACAATCAACCTTGTCATATGGTAGCCCAATTAGATTAGGTAAATATTCCTGGGTAGAGAGTCGGGGTATATTTTTCACTAACTAACTCCGAACTTAAAAAGTTATCTATTGCTAAACTTGCTGTAATAACATCAGCATTATATTCAATATTATTTATTTTCAATTCACCTATTTCAATTTCAACTAAGCTAGGATTAGATGCTAGAACTAACTCTATAGTTACTTGGATAATTCCAGTAACACTTCTTAGTTCATCAATTAATTCTAGTGCTACGTTATCTATCTCAACGGTTATAGACTTTATGGTTTCTCCGTCATCAGCAGGGAGAGTAAGTTTAAATGGAAATGCTTGATAAGTATTTCCCCGTGAGATTATGTCTACTGTATTTGCTACAAACCTAAGTGTCCCAAAGCTACTATGGGTTAGTGTCATGAGGGATAGGAAGGGGTCACTCGACTCTTGTTTATAAATCTCTGCAAGTAAGGCATTAGATATTGGATTCAAGGCATTTGCTCCCAAGTCATATCTACTCTAAAGTATATACCACCAAGTGGGCTAATCTTTGGTGCTGATGTAAATCTAAACACCGCTGGTAATTGAGTTAGGGGGTGGTCATAGGTAAATGTTTTAACTCCATTACCTAAAGTAGTTTTATAAAATGTTTCTAGTGTTGTGTAATCTTCAAAAGTCATATCTATAGAACAACTAAAGTTATCAATGCCTCTAGTATATCTGGCCCTCTTTTTCTTAGGGCCTACATCTACGGTACTACTAATAGTAGTATCACCAAACTCAACTGCGAATCCAGAAGTGTTTACTAAGTCTTGAAGTGTTACTGGAAATATTTCTGCCATTACATTCCCCTTCTCTTCATTCCATATGATTGACTAAATGATCTATCTAATTGACCGTTACCAATGGCCCTAGCAACTTTGTCCACAATTAATAAATCAAGCTGCTTATCTCCGGCAGCGTTTGTAGTTTCTTTTGATTCTATTTGTGCTGAGGAGTTATTAGTAATATTAATTACTGTCCCACCACCACGAACACCTAACTTACCATCACTGCTGCGGGCCAAAGGAATTATAGCCTCAGGGCCGGACTCACCCATGAGTCCTGCACCGTTGGCCATCGGGAATAATGTTGGCCTAGTAACCACACCACCCCGAGCAAACGGAATGACATTCCCTCCATGGAACGCATTACCCTTTGCGTTTGTATTTGCACCTGCCATAGCATATTGAGAAGTTCCTTCGTACCCTGCTGGTGTTGCTTGCCCCTCATATAAACTTGGTGATACAGTTGCACCACCCATAGCAGCTTTGAGTGCATTAACCAAAGGTAATACGATTAATAGTCTTGTGGTCATTCTGGCCAAGTCTTCTATTACAGAGGTAGTAAATTCTTTCATTCCAAATTTACCTTCTGTTACTAATCTTGCAAAGCCATCTTCTAGGTGACTAAATGATGCTTCGATTACTGATGTCATCTGGGTTGTAAATGTTCCAATCTTAGATATAGTTCCATTGAACGCATTAAGTGAAGCTATGGCCATATCAGATCTTTTTGTAATATCGTCTATTGCACCAGGTATTGCAGCAAGAGATTTATAATACTCATCTACTGCTATTTTACCTGCTTTAAATTTAGTGTTTAGTTCCGCTTGCTTAATAGAGCTTACTGCATTTGCATATGTCCCCAGAGTAATATTCCCTCTCTGTATCTCTATGTTTAATTGGTAAAATTCTTCAGTTGCCCTATTTGCAAGTGCAGCAAAGTTTTCTTGTTCCTTCATTGCTGCCGTTATAGCTGCCATACTAAAGTTATCAGAAGTCTTATTTAATTTTTCTAACTTAGCATTTACTGAGTCAATATCTTTTTGTGTCCCCTCAGTATCAAATATCTTTACGGGTTTTCCTGTTTCTTTGTCTGTTTGTTTTTTAATCTCTGAAAACCAATCTCCAACAACTCCTATAGTCTCTTTAAATGCCCTATATACTTTCCCCACCCATGTTCCAGATAAATACTCTGCAAATTGTTCAAACTTTTCAATGGCAAGACCCAGGTACTCGGCTACTGCTGCAAAGAATACATCTAGGCCCATATCATGATATATTTTCTTACCTAGTAACCCAATAAATTGAATTAAGTAACCAATACCTGTGACAAACCTATTTACAAACTTACCTACACTATCTGCCATCTCTAAAAACCAAGTAACAAGGGAGAATCCAGTTAGACTCTCAAAGGCGTTTGATATAAAATTAATCCCGTATCGTATACCTTGGATAATAGTTCCGTTAAAGAGGTTTACAAAATTTTGTAGTGCAAGAGATACATAGTCTACAGATTTTACTACCCGTAGTTTCCACTTATCAAAATTCAAGATTACGTCACCAATAAGAACACCTAGTCCAACAAATGCCGCTGCCCAGAAAGATCGGATTAAGGCAGCATTTATTTGAGCAATGCTTGTTATCGCAGTTGCTCTAAACATAACCCACATAGTTACATTTTCTGCCAGTGCTGCCTTGGAGATAGCAGACCATGCCGCTGTAGTCATTGTAAATGCTTTTAAAGCAATCCCAGTAGATATGATTGCAGTTGTAATCTGCCCCAGATTATTGACAACATACTTTGCAAATATTGCAAACTTAGCAGACAAACCAAACTCTTGGTTTAGTTGGTGTAACTTCATTCTAAGTGCATCCATGGAAATAGTTAGTGATTGCTCAAAAGTAACCCCCATCTTACTTGCCATATCATTTAGTTTACCAAAGTTCTTTGCCAAAGTTCTAAGAACAACATCAGAGGTAATTTTCCCGGATTCAGCAAACTTTATTAATTGCCCTCTCGCTATCCCCAACTCTTCCGCTAACATCCCAGCAAACAAAGTATTCTGTTCCATAACAGATCTGAGTTCCTGACCACGTAGCTGCCCACTTGATAAGCCCTGCGAGAGTTGTATCGTGGCGGCAGTTGCCTCTGCAATAGTCGCACCGGAGATTCTAAATGTTTGTTGTAGCGCAAGAGTAGTCCCAAGTATTTGTTCTTGGCTTAAACCTAACTCTTGTGTTGAAAGTGCTAGACGTGTGTACGATGTACTAAGTGATTCAATACTTGTCTTTGCGTAAGATGCCAAACCTTGTAGGTTTAACATTGTCTCCGCAGCGGCTTCCGCACTACCAGTAAAAACTTTCATTCGATCAGATAGTAATTGAAAACTATCTGCACTCTGTGCGAGGGAGCGAATCCCCAACCCAGCAAACAAACTCAAAAATGCCATTCGTGCCTGGCCCATTATTGTGCTTGTCTTGTTGACTTCTTTGTTTAGATTTTTAAAGTAGGTTTGGAGTTTGCCAATTGCTGCCCCATCTACTTGTGTAACAACCTTAATAAGTTTAGTCGGATTAGACATCTTTCTTCCTATGATGTTCCATATATGCGTCATCCATTTGACGCATTAAATATAAGAACTCATCGAGTTCACATATATTATATAGTTTAGCAAACTCTATAATTGCCGTAAATGGTATTGGTGATAAACTTAGCCCACTTCTACAAGAATTTAATTCATTGAAGCACTCAATATACCAGTAAAATGGTTCGGCTTCCGGTTGTCTATCTTTGTCAAGCAATACGCCTTTGCGGATAAGGTCATCATAGATATCTAGCTTACCTCGCCAAGTAAGTGACCAAGTAACCCAACGAGCTAGGAGTTTCCCAGGTCTTCTGGCCCTACCTCATCTTCGACGAAATTGGCAACATCCATAGCATAAGCTATAAGGGTTTCAGCTAACTCGGGTAAATGGCCAAGCAACAATACCGCATTGTCATAATTAAACTCTAATGCCTTACCATCTAACTCTACGCCCATCCAATCAGTCAAAGAACACTCTATAAATACTCTATTATAGATATCCCTTTCCTTCTCTTCTGGTAACATTCCCTTCTCAATTAGTTTGGCCCAAGGTTTGTAATACTTGGCCATCTTAATTTTGATGTCTTTTTGATTCTTACCGCCAAATCGCTTTACTAGAAATTTAGTCTTCTCAGAGACTTCAAGCCAAATGCCCTCAACCTCATCCTTAGTAACTGTTTTGAATATTTTATCAAGATTTGTCTTCATGTTTCCTCCCTGTTAAATAATGCTAAAATAAAAATGCACACCTGTAAAGGTGTGCATCCAACAAAAAGGAATTAAATGAATCACTAAGCTTTATATATTCTTAGCGCAGACTCACCACTAGAGCCTACCTTGCCCACGCCATTCATGTCAATCATAACGTCCTGATTTTGACCAGCACTTGCAGGGTCATCAAATGTTACTTGAATTGCAGGTAAGTAAAAAGCATATGACCCACCAGCATTTTTTAATATGAAAGCTAATGAGAAAGAAGCTTGTGAAAGTTTCTTAGCTAACATTGACCAGCTTGTATCTCCTAGGTAAGCATTAATACTTACACTAATCTGCGCAACACCTTCACCATAAGATTTAGGGGCAGCTAGGCCAATACAATTTCTAGCGTAAAGATTATTATTAATTGATAGTTTTACTCCATTAATACAAAAATCAGCTTCTGTCATATTTACTGAGTTCACGTTAGATGCAACAAAAGGCATGTCAACGGAACCATTTAAACTATTAGTAGTTGCAGGTGCTGAAATTGTTCGACCATTAGTCATGAAATCACCAGATGCACTAACTGGTTCATAATCATTTCCCATAAAAGTAAAGTTACTTGTAACAATACTTCCATGTGTAACATCTAGGGCAACTACACTTACAATTTGTCCCTTGTAGTTAATTGCTTTTGTAGTTAAATCAAGAAATGCTTTTTCCATTGAGAATGAATTTATTGTAGTACCAATTGAAAGGTTATCTAATACCTTAAAACCTGTACCAGTTGCATCAGTTACAAGTCCGTCACCAATAATGCCAATCTCAAGGGCACTATTAATAGATGTAACTAAAACCTGAGTGTTGTTTGCGGTAGTTGTGAAACCGGAAAGAGTCAAAAAATCTCCAACTCTTACACCAACTGCGAAGTCACCAGCATCTCTTGTAAGAGTATTAGCAGTCGCATTTAAACTCAACCCTACAGTTACTAAAGCAGGTGTTACCCATGTGCTGTACATTGCTGATTGTAGTAATGAATCTATAACTGGGTCTTTTGCCAACTCCATATTAACTGCACCACCAACCGTTAGGTTAGTGACGACTTGACCGGAAGATTGCCTGTCAGTACGTATGGTTTGACTCTCAGTTGTTTCTGGTGTTCCAGATAATGCTTCGCTTACGAAACGTGCAGTAGAAAAGTTCCCAGCTACTGGGGTCTCTCCGTATGTTGATTCTGGGATTAAAGTTACCCTACATCTATTACTCGATGACATCGTTTTCTCCTATGTTATGTGGCCCCAGCAGACACCCCGAATCACTCGGTCAATAGTCGCCTGACTTACGCCAAATTTAATACCTATATCTTTTTGGCGGTACTTACCTGTACTCCAAATTTCCCTTATCTCTTTTATTTTCTCTTCGGTTAGTTTAGCATTGAAGTGCTTCTCCCCCCTAACAAAGACATTTAATCCTGTAGCGAAGGAGTGCTTGATGTTCTCACTAGACGTATTCCATTCCAAGTTAGTCACACAGTTGTCTAACTTAACCCCATTCTTGTGATTAACCTGTGGTTTGTTTTGTGGGTTTGGGATAAATGCCTGTGCTACAAGCCTATGCACTGCTTTTTTCTTTTGGTAGCTATCTCTCAAGAATAGACCTACTCTTGCATAGCCGACCTTACTTATTGTTTGCTTTAATATAATAGGGGACTCACCTATTAAAGAACGAACCTGACCATCGTCAGAGACTTGGTATCTTCCCTCAAAACCTTTAATGTCTTTCCATGACACCATCGTTAATTCACCTTATGTAATTATAAATTTAAGTCTCTATAGTAATTCACAAAAAAACTACCCGATGTAAACCCACCCTCAAACTCAAGGGTAGTCCCACCACTTGTAGAAATTGGAGTTACACCTTCAATAATTATATCCCCAATTCTCTGCCCACGCAAACCAGTTCTTAGTGTCTCACCCCTAGAAATTATATTTGAGGCGGCCACATGTTTTACTGGTTCTGTAACATGGAAGTAAATACTCCCAGTTTCTCGGTAACATCCCTTTGAAGTTGTAGTAGTAACTGCAATAGGGACTTCATCAGCACCAACAAAGTCTATGCCTAACCACGGGCTATTATATGTTATGGAGTTATATGCTAGAAAATCTTTAAGTTCCGCATACTCTCCCGTTAAGTCTATTAACTTCTCTGTGGGGAAGTTAGTTGCTATAAATGCTTTTATTTGTGTTCTGACGTATGAACTACTCATTGTGCCATCCCCTCTTTAAATGGATATACTGTAATCATTGGCCTAAGATATGGCCTACCCATAGACTTACCAGAAGCATATGTATCCCTAACACCACTGACCGAAAGCGTAATCCCATAATCCCCATTCTTAAATAGACCGAAATCTATAAATCCTAGTTGTCCTGAGCTTCTACGAATCGCCCTATATGTCCTATAGTAAACCCCATTTGGTTTCCGTATCATTTTAGTCTTATCTCTTCTGGATTTAACTAATCTAGCCTTACCTCCACCCTTACTTGTAATGGCATATCGCTCCAACTTCCTTGCGTATACAGCACCAGGGATAAACCTGATTACCTGCTTTTCTAATATACCATTAGTCTTTAAGTACGCCTTAAGCCCCTCATAGCTAGATGCCACTAACTTAGGCCCAATAAAGACAAAATGTGCATTGAGGTAGTACCCAGTTCTAACTGGGGATAATTTAATTAAGTTCATGTAGATATCAAGCAATGCCTCAGCAGGTGCTATCCGACTATGCCACTCAACCTTACCAAAGGGGATAACATTTTCTAGTGGTACGTTCCAGCGGTTATCCGTTTTTATCTTTGCGTTTCTGTCAAACCCAATATCTATCTCTTCTAGTAATGCATTTTTTGCAATCTTTATAAATTCTTTCTTGAAGAAATTACCAAACTCTCTCAGTTCTTGCTCAGTATCAATTTTACCGTTTGGCCATGTTACTTCAAATCTAAGTCCCATTATTACCCCGTTCTTACTCTGTACCCTATCACCGCACCAAGCAAAATCATTTCCCTAACTTCTGTTATATTCTCAGTGCCGAAAGTGGCATCAGTTAATCGCATGTTTCTAAATGGTACTGGGGCAGAATTTAAATCTAAGTTTCTTTTAGATAAAACAAATTCTTTGCCCTCATAAACCATTTCTTCTGGCCCTGCCATGTTTCTAAAGTAATTGGAAGATGCCGCTTTAACACTGTAAGATGTATTAGTATCGATATTAAGTAATGTTACAGGTCTTGCTTGCAAATTCCAGACAGAATTAAATGCATCCTCAAGCGACATAATTCTCCTTTATAGAACCAATGATAGCACGTTCACTTCTAAAGAAGTCTAGCACGTTGCCATAATTTCCTATCAGCATACCAAAGGCATTTTTTCTTTCGTTTGTTTGTAAGCTATAATCAAAGTCAATTGATATTGTCCCTGGGATAGAAACTCTTTGTACATCATTCCCGAAACCTAAATCAATTCCACTAATCTTTTTCCTGTATCTCTCTTCTACTAAACTCTTTACAACTGTATCTATCTCCGGTGGGATTGTTGCATAACCTGCAACAAATACTACCGTTACATAACTTGCATCATCTGCCCCACATAACCAAGTAGACTTGGAACCATCTTCTATTTTGTACAGGGTTGATGAAGGTAGGTGTACTCTATATTCTCCTGCTGTGAGGAGGGTGCTTGCACCGCTGATATACTCAGTGACACTAGTAATAGTGATAGTAGGGAAATGGTAAAGAAATACGCCCAAGCTAATCTTGTCATCTTCTAAGTCCTCTTTGTAAAATATTTGTGTATAACTTGTTGAGTTAAATTTTCTCCCGCAATAGTTTTCAATAGCGGAAGATATCATTGTAATTTGCTCAGTCAAGAACGTATCATACGTTGTGGTAAGTGTTGGTATGCCCAGATATAATTTCATATTTGCTAAAGTTACTAACATCTAATTTCTCCTAGTTACTATTTCTTTCCACTGGTTCATACTTTGGTATCGTGTCTACTTCAAAAACTACTTCCCATATATCCTTGTCATCGTAAAATTCCGTTGGCCTAATTATCTTTCCATATCTATCTAGCAAATGCTCCCGATATCCCTCTTGTATTATCTCTGAGCAATATACCTTGTTATTTAATCTATCAAATTCAAAGTCATATTCCGGGCCTAGGTTTTTTATCTCTATTGCCCTATCTACCGCAGACTGTCTTTCCGCATCGGTAGCAAACTTTGGTTTAAGGATAGCATATCTCCCAACAAGGGGTAATATATCCTTAAGTAATTTTTCATGTACCCCATCAGTATGGGCACCAATACTTTTACCACTACCAACTAACATTTCAATATGGCCAAACCTACCGCCAATAAATAAGTTTCCTAATTGCCATGGTGTGAAAGTACATATTACATACCCATGAAGATTTGCTTTATGTACAAAATCTAACTCAAACTGTTTTACCTTCCGGTGGTATGGTAATCTAATCTTTGATATTAACCAACCGCTTCCTTCGATTGCAAACATATTTACCTCTTGTTATATGTTTAATTCATTAAGTATATACATCCTAATTGTTGTACCATTTGCCGCTATAACATTGTTCAACCAATAATCAGTAGCATTAGTAATATCAGCTTGGATTTGTTTATGTGATTCATCTCTAAAAGCATCTAGTGAGGGTTTATGGTGCTTAAGGAAGTCTCTACCCATTTGTAATATTTCGGCCTGTGTTTTTCCGTCATGGATTGTCGCAAGCATCATTCCAAGAGTAGGCATTTGTAATCCTGTTACTATGTTTCCTCTACGTCTTATACCCTCTGATACTTGTTCGATATTATTGATAGTATAAACTTTTGTAGTTACTTTTTTACTTGGGTTTTCTGTATTGTCTCTGTTTATCCATGTCCTAGTTGTTGTTCGAGATAGGGCAAATCCCATTGCATCTCTAACATAGACAATTTCAACACTTAATACTTTATTAGTACATGCTACATCTAAGTACCAGTCAACCTTTTGGACTTCACCTCTTACCATTGTTCTTTTTGGAAACAAGTCTTGGATGACATCTACGACATAATCAATTTCGTGAAAGTGTTTAAACTTTAACTCTGCCCTAACTATGTCATAAATCTTTGGTTGTGAAAGTGCTAGAATTTCTGGGGCAATGACAGGTGGTTCTTTCCCTGCAAATATTGCCCTCATAGCAATTTGACTATCTTTATCCATATCTTTTATAGCCAATTCTAGTTCTTCTTCTGTTTTAACAACCTTGCCATTAATAATCATTACGTCATCCTTGTTATAAATAATATACTATCCGCTAAGAGGGTTACAGCACTTCTATTAAGCTCATTTCTAAACTCTAGTGCCACTGTTCCTGCCCCTGACAATGTAAATGTTCCTTGTCCTAGTGCAACGGCTTTAGTATTTGCTACAGAGAAAGAACTACTATTTGTATTTTGAGTCGGTGTAATTTGGTCATAGATATATGTTTGATCTGTACCATTTGCTCCATGTGGTATTTGCCACTTTATTGCAACACCACTCATTGTGGCGGTTACAGCATTTAGCCTTAGTCCCATACCATTTGCACTCGAGACACTTTGCGCTCCTATTGAAGCAAAAATATTATATGTTCCAGCGTCAAGTGATGGTGTTACTAGCTCTACCGAAGTGGCCCAGACACCAGCCCCACTAACTGATTGTGTTGTAGTTGTAATACACGATGTAAAACTATCTAACTTATATTTATCTGTAGAAGATAAAAATCCATTGGCACTAGGTGTAGCTACCGCATGGTGTGTAGCAGTTGTTTGTGAACCATGATTGTGGACATGATCTGAGAGGGCCACACTTTGTGCAGTACCCTTAAAATTTGCTGCACCAACTGAGATTGGAATTGCTGCTGGAATATTGTGGATATGATCTGCTTTAGCTAAGTTCGCACTGCTACCAGCGGCATTGGCCAGGTCAGGTAGTTGAGTACTAACTACACCAGTCAAAATTGCGTGGGAGTGGTCTGATCTTGTCCCAGAATGTAAACTACCCTCCGCATTTGTTGTGGTCGCAGAAAGGCTTGCTGTAGGGGCAGCAAAAATATGGTTTGTTGGAATAAACACTCTTCTGTCAGACAGTGATGTTACGCTACTGCCATCGGTAGAAAATTGACAGATTGCTACCGCCCCAGCGGGTAGGCTACTTGCTTGTGCTAGTACGCCACTTGTATTAACAAAAAACCAGTAATTACTTGCTCCGGCCGGAACAGTAAACGAACCACTTGCTATAGTCGTATATGTCCCATCCATTAAAACACTACCCTCTGTATAGTCTATAGCTAGCCCAGTACCTATTGTTGGTAGTAATTTAGATGTAGCTCCAGTTGTTGCAATAGTAATATTCCCACTACCATTATCTGTAATTGTCACACTGTTTCCGTCCACAAAATTAACCGCACCAACTCTGGCAGTGCCACCATTTACTTTATATGTTGAAACTCCTGCGTGGGTGTGGTCTGACCTTGATAGACTATTTGCAGTTCCTTCAGTTGATGTTGTGGAAACCGCTACAGCGGCAGCACAAGTAAGTGGGTCTGTTACACTGTTTGGAAGATGTCTTGATGCGTGAGTACTAACATCAACACCATCGACTAAGCCAGTGCCGGTGACAATGTTATTATTGTTCATTGTTAAATTGCCGCTCATGGCCCTACTTCCAGAAACTAATAAGTATTGTGTATGGTCATCAGCACTAAGCCCTAACAAATCCGAATGACTTCCACTGGAAGAAATGGCAGTTGGCTTAAACCCTATTCTTGGTCTTTGGTCATCTATTTGAATAATGTTTGTGGCACCCTTCTTAATAATAATATCTGCAATAAGAACGACTGAGTCAGTAAACCAAGTTGGTGGTACTGGGATATTTCCAGCTTGGGCCGCTAACAATGTAGAAAATTCCTCCTGCCCAGTTACAATAAATATCTTCTCGTCTACACCATCTTCAGTTATATAGAGCGCATCTTTTCTATAGTAATCAGTAGTCATGGCCGTTAGGCCAGTACCAACTAAATCATAATTTGTGTTTTGAATTGTAGAAACACTCCCATTGTGTGACCATGCAGAAGATACGTGAAAGTATTCTTCCCAACTAACGCCTGTCCCACCTGTAGGAACTATGTTAATTGTTCCGAAATTATATGACCCCGCAGTTATGTCTAGTCCCCTGTTTCCATTTTCTGTAACAGTTGAACCTGAGATATAAATAGGGCCTAATGCATTTCTTAGCATTGTCTCTACTGCGTTTGATCTTTGTGTAGCTTCTATTGCCACGTTACTAATAAAACAAATAGTAGAAGAATCTGTTCTAACCCGACCTAATGAAATTGTTTCTAGAGTATCAGGTGCAGAAGTAGCTGAGCTTACTGCCCCAGTCGTATCTACATAAATATAGTGTGTATTATTCCCAGACAAAGAAGCTATTGAACTAGCTTCCCAGCTTACTAGTTTTATAAAACTGTCAGTTGGGTCAATCAGATAACCATAACCAGCGGTAACATCTATTGTTGTTCCAGTATCTACCGTAATCTCCCCGCCCTCAACTAATCCCACTGTGGCGGTTTTCCTGAGAAGATCAGATATACTTAAAAGCCTATCATGTCGAGTGGCCTGATAAATGTCACCAATAGTTACGCTCCCCACGCCTGTTCCTACGTTAAGGTAAGAGAGGGTTAAACCAGTAACATCTTCATCAATTGTGATCTTTGATTTATCCATCTCGCCTTGGATAGCTCCAGTAGTACTTGGGTGATTTATGAGTAAGTCATTTGTGCAGTTAATACAGGAAAATCCTGTAACATCTATTGCTGGTGCAGCACCACTATTGTTGGTTTGTATGCCAGTCAAGAAATTCTTAATGGTCATTCCTTGAAATCTAAATGTACCCCCATTCTCCGCTACTGCAAAAATAGATTCATTTATAGCGTTTGTGTAAACAAAGGATGCACACATAATAACTTCACACCCAGCATTTGCTACTTTTAAAACATACTCGGGATACGTTGTCCCGCTTGCAGAAGTTTTTATTCCCCCAGTTGAACTTGTTTGAAATCCAACAATTCTCCCTAACTCTCCAGAGGAAGAGTTATCACACAAGAACCCTTTAGTGAAAGTGTAGCCGTTACCTAGTAGACATGATTGTAAAATTAAAACCGAATAACCTAAAGAAGAGTCGCAGTAAGCTAACCCATAACCCCAACCAAAGCGAACCCTAAACGCCATAAAGACTTTAGACGCACCTGCGGATTCAGAGGCATAGTGTATTAGCCACCTATTTGTTGCTTGATTGATAACTGACAAAGTACAAAAGGATATTCCTGCGTCATCCGCACCAACAATCAAATCAAAATCAGACTCATCCGGTGCAGTGATAAAGGTAGTATCTTCAGACTCTCCAACTATTCTTGTCCAAGGTTTCATTACAATTGATTCAGTTACTTCAAAAGTTCCTGGCCCTATTTTAATAACCCAAGGATTTTCCTTAGAAGGGTTGGTCACTGCATCCATTGCATCTATGATGCTAGTAAAGTTTGCACCACTTGAAGCGACCGTTATTGTTCTGGCATTTCTATTTGAAACGTAGAATTGCGAACCACTAACTACATGGACTTTCTCATAGGCACTATCTCCATTTAATCGCCCTATAGTGTCGACATTATCTACATGTATGTTTACTGCGCAATTATTAAAATCTAATGCGCTAAGTTCTAGTGTTACTCCTGCACCTGCGATAGTGTCTTCAATACCAATGCCACAATTCTCTAGTATTGATGCACTTAAACTAAGGTAAGCACCGTCACCGACTGTGTAACCTTTATCTGTTCCCTGGCCAACAACTGAGCTTACCGTGGACTTATATAAAACACCTGCACCATTTAGAACAACACTACTTCCAGTAAAAAGTTCTGGAGGATATATGTAAAAGTTCTCAACATTTATTTCTGCTATAAACCCATCTACTGCATTTGACAGAAATGCATTTGTTAAAGCTTGCTCTATGTCTACATACTCTAGGTACAAGTAAGAATCAACTGTAGTAGCGTTTGCAACAATACCAAAATCACAGTCAACTATAGACACCTTATGTGCTTGAGCGTAATCCCCACAATTTGTTGCATTTATTCCAGCGTAACCTGTCCCCGCACCCTTTAAGGTGACAAAGGAAATCTCTGTCATCTCCGCTAGATTAATAACATGGTGGTCAACATCGTCGGCTTCTATTATGACTGAGAATATACTTTCTCCTGACAGATAGACGTAGCTTGCTACAAATAATTCCTCTTCTACATAAACGCCTGCATCTACATACACCCTGTACGGAGTAGCTTCTGCCGCTGCAGCGTTTGCACTGGTCAAAGCTTTTTTAATTGTTAGATAAGGGTTTGTTATTGTCCCTATCCCAGTCGTATCATTACCAATTTTACTTACGTAAATTGTTTGACTTGCCTGCATAGTAGGTTCAAACCCTGTGTGTCCAGAACTTGCATAACTCAAGTTACTAATTGAAGCATGGGAAATATCTGTAGTTATGTTGTGGGTATTTAATAGGTTGTTATGGTTTATTTTTGTTTGATCTATTTGTATCTGTAGCTTCTCATCTCCTGCAGGAGTTAAGATGCTTTTTTCTAATATATTTGTTGTGTTAGTCCCACTTGATAGTGCTACTTTGTTTCCTAGGTAATCACTGGTGGTGTCAGCGACTGATACCCTAACACTTTGATCTGTCTGTCCTGCGGTATAATCTGTAGTAACACCATCGTCGGTAACAGACATAATAGTTTTAGTGGTTTCATCAACGTAGATTGTCACTGTGTTATCAGGTGAATCTACTACTGGTGCTTTAGTGCCAATTATTATCGTATTATTATCTGCCATTACTCTACCACCAACGAACCTTGTATGGTTAGTTGTCCTTTTATTTTTAAACCGTTTCTAACATATAGTTGTTGATCTGCCTGTATCTTAACTTCTGTATCTACAGGTATTGTATGAAAATTAAAATTCGTTCTTTGTAAAACGCTTTGCTCAATGGCCGCTTGAATATTACTAGGATTACCAGTTAGTTGGGCGGTAGCATTGTCAAAACCTATTTTTGTTGCGGGGTAAATCTTCCAATCAGTTACCCCACTACCAAACTTCTCCCATAACACCACTCCAGCGGCATCATTCTGGACATACATTGTCTCTATCGGTAAATCTAAACCTACCGGAGAAGTAGGGCCACCTGTGAAGAATGGCCCTATAACATCTACACCTGAGTCTTGATAAGAAACATCTACTCCATTGAGTACAACAAAAGATTTTTCTTTCTCAATCCCCATAAAGTTCCTTAAAAGTTAATAGCCCGTCTAATTGCTCTAACAGTTATGGCCGCTGATGCACTCACTCGCAATCTCATTACTTGAGTTCCAGCACTTCCATTTAAATCTACTGCAACAACATAGTTAAATGCCGCACCTAATTTAATCTTTCCAAAAACAGTTTCGTCAACATTTGCTGCATCGGCAGAGGCAGTGCCATCATGTGTTGCTAGCAAGGTTTCCATAATTCTTTGCTCAGGAGCTGAATCTAAACTAATGCTAATAAGCCACTCACAACCAACAACATTGTCAACAAGTACACTATCAAGAGTTACCGCAGTAGTTACACCAGTTGCGCTAGATGCTAATTGAATACCCTCAATACCTACTTCTAAATCTTGCAATGCACCTTTGATAGTTTCATTGTCAGAAATAGTTGAACCAGTAAAAGTACCTAGGTTTACAGCTTCCGCTGCAACACCTGTTAGAGTTTGTACTGCATCTAAGTCAGTCTCTAATGATTGGATATTTTGTTTCGCAGTTTGGTTATCTGGAATTATAGTCCCAGTGTATGTTCCCATACTTGTCGCTGCAGCACTTATTCCAATTGATGTCTGTAATGCTTCTAAGTCAGTTTCTAATTCTTGCATACCTGCTTTAACTGTTCCACTATCAGAGATAATAGTTCCAGTGAAAGTTCCTAGGCTTAATGCACCTTGAGCAACACCAACTGTAGTAGTTAGGTTATCAACATTGCCATCAATCTTTTGTAATGCACTTTCAACATTGTCTGAAGTAGTTACGTTACCAGTGCCAGGTGTGTAGTTTGAACTTAAATTAATACCAGTAGCAAAGTTCCAGTTTACGTCAGCTATTTTAATATAACCGTCAGTACTTCGATATTGTACTAGGGCTTGTGATTCTTGCGCACCTGGAGAGTCTGGTAAATAATTTCCAACAACAAAGAAGTCACCATCAACTAATGCTTGTACTGGATATGTTGCATGAGAAGCATTTTTTGTATAGGTAACAACGTCACCAGTAATGTCACTTACTCGGTAAGCTACTTCTGTCCCACCTGACCCAAATAAAACGTAGTCTCCAAGAGTATGAGAAGCTGCAGTAAGTAATGTAGTTTCGTCATCAGTATACTGTGCAGAACTAAAATCAATAGTCCCACCTTCGCCTGGTTCTACTGTAGAAGTTAGGGCCAAGGCACTTGATCTAAAATCTAACGCAGTAATGTCATCAATTGTTGCAGACTTTACCCATTTATCAGTACCAGAACCAGAAGCTTTTTTGTAATAAACTTCCCCATTAGTTCTTTGATAAACAGAACCGGCCTCAGCATTATTTTCTTGAGCAAGCCCTCCTGGCAAGTCAGACCCGAAGAGTAAATGGACACCAGTGTTTCCGTTCTCACTGGTAATAGCAATACCTTTTTCTAATCTAAAAAAATCTCTGGCCATAAAATACCCTCCTTGAT